CCAGAAACGCCCGGCCTGGGAGAAGGGTACACCGAAACGTGTGAACAATCTTACTCATTATGGTGAGCTAGAAAACAAGAAAGGTCGAGCCAACATGCCCGGGCACGTTCGAGCTGCACTGAACTGGAATACTCTGCGTCGTATGCACTCAGACAACTACAGCATGCAAATTGTGGATGGTATGAAAACCATTGTGTGCAAACTGCGATCTAATCCTTTGGGCTATACATCTGTGGGCTATCCTACTGACGAAACCCATATACCGCAGTGGTTTAAAGATTTACCTTTTGATGATGGGCTTATGGAAGATACCATTGTGGATCAGAAAGTGGAAAACCTATTAGGTGTACTTGGTTGGAGTATTGCCGAGCATACCAGTATCAAGACCACATTTGACCAACTGTTTACTTTTGAATAATAAAAATACGCAAACCTATTGCAAAATCTAAATAGATTTTGTATACTACAACTATTTACAAGGATCAAACATGAAAGACGCACTACATGACATAGTTCAACACACCAATGGACTAGGCATTGAGTTATTAAAGGTCACCGGTGACGACAAAGATACCATGATTAATGCTGTGGCTGATGATCGCAGCGTGATTTTAGATGCACGCCTGCACCATGCTATTGCAGACTTTGTTGGCGTATTTGGTATGCCCAATCTCAGCAAGCTAAATGTTATCTTAAACATTCCTGAGTACAAAGAAGATGCTAGACTTAGCATTGCTCGTCAGAAAGACGCCAATGGCGATATGATTCCCTGCGGCATTGACTTTGAAAATCGCGATGGTGACTTCAAGAACAACTATCGTTTCATGGTAGCCAGCGTGATCAACGAAAAGCTCAAATCAGTTAAATTCCGTGGTGTGCCTTGGGATATTGAAATTGAACCTGCTGTAAGCAGTATTCAACGCATGCGATTCCAAAGCCAAGCCAACAGCGAAGAAACCAGCTTTATTGCCAAAACCAATGGCAACAAACTAGAGTTTCACTTTGGTGACAAAAGCAGTCATGCCGGAGACTTTGTGTTTCATCAAGGTATCTCGGGTAAATTAAATGCTAATCGTGTATGGCCAGTGGCAGTGTTTAACACCATTTTAGCATTACCCGGTGACAAAATGTTGCGGTTCAGCGATCAAGGTGCTGCACAAATCACAGTTGATTCGGGTCTGGCGTTGTACAGCTATACTATTCCTGCACTACAGAAATGATTAAAAGCCTGGTTTCACAAGGTCCATACCTTGTTGTTAACGGTGGATACAACAACTATCCATATATGAGCCCGGGTGCTGTTGGCGCAGGACAGCTACGTTGGAACACCAACATCAATGACATGGAAGTCAATGATGGTGTAAGTTGGCGTAGCCTAAATGCTAATAATACCTCCATTGCACTAACCACAGAAGCACAAGATGCACTAAGCTGGGCAATGACCAAGATGCAACAAGAACGTGAACTAAATGAGCGTATACAGCGTCATCCTGGCTTGCGTGACACCTGGGAAAAGTTTAAAATAATGGAAGCACTATGTCAGGAAGAAGATGCAAGACAATCTAACAGCTAAACAAAAGGACTATGCCGTGTTTCTGCCGGCTATTTCTGGTTTCTATGCTACCTTTATAGGGAAACAGCGTGATCCTGTAACAGGTCCTTATGTGGATCCTGCACGTTTTCCACAAGGGCTCACAGACATGGAGCAGCTAAATTGGTTAAATGCTCAACAAGGTCTGTATACATATCAGTGGAGTTTGTATTCAGGAGGCCATGCCAACTTGGATTTAACCAAACAGGATTGGTCTGAGGACATGGTACGTAATCGAGCATCAGGCACATTCATGCTAGGTGATTCGGGTGGGTTCCAGATTGCCAAAGGACTTTGGGAAGGTGATTGGAAAGCCAATTCTGGATGTGCTCGAGCACAGCACAAACGCGAGTCAGTGTTGAAATGGCTTGACAGCATTTCGGACTATGGCATGATTTTAGATATTCCTACCTGGGTTATTCATGATAAAAAGGCCAGTGCTGCTTGCAAAATCAGCACACTAACCGAAGCTGTGGATGCTACCAAGTTCAACAACGAATATTTTATCAATAATCGTCGCGGTGTGGCCAATGGTGGTGCACGTTTTCTCAATGTATTACAAGGTGATAACCATACCAGTGCCGAATCATGGTATCAAATCATGAAGCACTACTCAGATCCCAAGCAATACCCAGGACGCCATTTTGATGGTTGGGCCATGGGCGGTCAAAACATGTGCGACGTTGAACTTATTCTCAAAAGGCTAGTTGCACTTAAATACGATGGATTATTACAGGAGGGTATACATGATTGGATGCACTTTTTGGGAACCAGTAAACTCGAATGGGCGGTATTACTTACAGTCATACAGCGAGCAATACGCAAGTACGCAAACCCCAACTTCACCATCAGCTTTGACTGTGCTAGTCCATTCTTGGCAACCGCTAACGGCCAGGTCTATTACGAAAACACTTATCCCAACTTGGACAAATGGAGTTATCGAATGGCGCCTAGTGCCGACGATAAGCGATATGCAACCGATACACGTCAGTGGAGTACTGGGGTACTAGCTGACAAAATATTCGAAAGTTGGCAGGATAGTCCAATTAGTAGCTTGCTCACCATGCGTGATATATGTTACTATAAGCCCGGGGATCTCAATAAAAACGGCAAAGAAGGTCGAACCAGTTGGGATAGTTTCAGTTATTGTTTACTGATGTCACACAATGTTTGGATGCATATTACCGCAGTGCAAGAAGCCAATCGTAGATTTGATTCCGGAACAAGACCGCGCATGATGGAATATGAAGCGCCCGGTGCCGATCATTTTGAAGATATTGTAGAGGCTATTTTCGCTGCACCTACTAGACAGGAGTCCGAAGCTATTATCGCCGGCTATCACAAATACTGGATGCAGATTGTAGGTACTCGTGGTTTCGCTGGCAAGAAGGCACTGAATTCTCGCACACAAGCAGATCAACACATTGAAATTGAAGGTTCAGTTTCAGTGGATCGTGTAAAGAAAGAACGTGCCGAACCTGACCTTAACACTTCACTATTTGAGATTTAACATGGACAGACCCGGATTTGACACGGTGAAATTTTTCCATGGCATTGAAGTAGAACATACTCCAGCCCTGGGCAAACAGACTTTATTTGTTATAGGTGTACAACCTGTTGATGAAATCAAAACTCACCTACTAGGTTGTGAGCATATTTACTTTGGCGCAAATCAAAGTTTTCCGAAAAAGCCCGAAGTTGATACCTGGCGCAGTTGGGAGACTATGATAAAACCTTTTCTAGATGCTGGGTATTGGTGTACTTTAGATCTAGATATATCAGCTTTGGAAGAATTTCATGACGGTGGCCTATGCGAATATCGTAGATTTATTCCTATGATTAGTGCTAAACTACCATACATAGAGTTACTAAATTATAATGCAGTATTAAAGATCGACGACCGAGATTTCGAAGCAACCAACCCTGGTGTATGGTGTCATAGAGTACATGATTTAATGAACTCTAAACATTTCACCGACTGGGATCAATACACTAAAGATCAAGTATGCTAAAACTTAAATCTGTAAAAACAGGCCTAATAGGTCGACAAATGCCTCGTGATGATGCTGCTAGAGGTGTGTTTATTCACAATTATTTCGAATCAGAAGGTTGGCCTCTTAATCGAGGCCCAGGAGCTGATTTTCCTGAATATGCAGTTGAATTAAAATCAAGACGCATCAATGCCACATCCGGTCATACCATTGGTTCGATGAATTTTTATGATTTGTGTACGGTTCCATTTAAAGATAGTTTAGTAGCAGCAAAATTACAATATCAAATACGTGTCACAGTTGACGAAAACAGTGTGGTAACAGCAGTAGATGTATATGATTTCACACCTGACTTTATTCAAGACATGGTTAAAACTGGCTATGAAGAAATTCAAAATAAAGCCAGGAAATTAGATGTGACTTGTAAATTACCAGACTCAATTTACGGAACTCAATATTGCTATGCAGAGTTGCATAAAGATACAGAATCGTATAAAATTAGACTAAGCAAGAAAGCTATGATCAATATCATTAACGCTAGTACATCAACCTTTAGAGACCTTGTAATTTATGGATAATCAACAACGAAACCAGGCATTAACAGAACAACGAGCTCGTATTCGAGATCGTGCTCGTCGCATGATTTGGGTTACTTTTCGCAAGGAAGGTATTCACAAATATCCAGCGGCAGCTACAGACCCGGCTTTAGCCACTGGCGACGAGTACGATGTCTCGTTCTTAGGAACACCACACAGACACATCTTTCACTTTACAGTAGCTATTGAAGTATTTCACAACGACAGGGATATTGAGTTTATCCAATTCAAACGCTGGCTAGAAAAGTTGTATGCTGGCGGGACGTTGGAACTAAACTACAAGAGTTGTGAAATGATCAGTGATGACCTTTATGAGGCCATTGCTAGTCGTTATCCCAATCGTGACATCGAAATCACCGTGGCCGAAGACGGAGAGAATGGTGCCACAATCGCATATAATAAATCTCAACCACAACTTATCTCAGTATAAGGAACAATGAAATGTCTAGAAAAGGCATCAAGAAGTATTTGCAATTCAAACCCGAAGTCACACGCATCTTTGACGAGTTAGATCGTTATCGCGACTTCTGTCGCGAGTTTGGCTATGTGTTTAATGAAGCACATCTTGGCAACAACCACAGCCCTTACGCTGATTTCCAGCGTTACCAAGCTGGTAAGTACCCACGCGATAACTGGGGTTACGCTATCAAGCAGGCCCGACGCTATGCGTAGGTTATTCTACATGGGACTAGAGCCCTATAAGGCTCGTTACACTCTACAATTACAAGAGTGGAATCGGTCGGTGTTTGAACGTAGAGGGATCAATTACTTGATTGTTGAGGGAGAAACATTGAGTAATGATCAAGCCATTGTAACTGGACAGGTGCTAGACGCACACGGACGCAGTTACTTTGGCATGAGCCAAATGATGAACTTGGTCAAGTTAATGAAAGCAGGAGCAGTAACCAGTGACGATGTTATCTACTTTGAAGACCTTTTTCAACCAGGCATCGAGAGCTTACCTTACATTCTCGATCAAGTTGACGCCACTCATCGCCCTAGGATATTTGTGCGTTGTCTTGCACAAGCCATTGACCCTGATGACTTCGTTCATGTATGGAATATGGAAGGCTGGATGGCTTGTTATGAGCACATGGTTAATTCCTTTGTTACAGGTGTGCTGGCCACTAATGAAGAAATGGTAGCACACATGAAGATTGCAGGTTGGTCGGCGCCAATCTACAATATTTCTGGTCTGGCATTTGGCAAGAATGAAGTACGTGGTCGTGTACTAGGACCACTTAAACCATTTGAAGATCGTGCGTTTCGTGTAGGCTTTGCGGCACGTTGGGATCAAGAAAAACAGCCCGACTTTTATATGGATCTAATCGAACGCTATCATGCACTTGCTGATACCCTAGATTATTTGCCTTGGGTAGAATTCGCTGTGTTTTCTGGTGCCAAACTACGTAGTAATAACGCAAGTTATATGGAACGTACTAGAAAGTTACAAGCAGAGGGTAAATTGGTCATTTATGAGGACTTAGAAAAGAATGACTACTATGATCTACTTAATGATACTAGGGTTCTTTTTAATTGTGCTCTACAAGATTGGGTGTCAAACACAGTTAGTGAAGCCGACACACTTGGCGCTAATGTTCTGTATCCTGCTTATCGCAGCTTTCCTGAAACTTTTGCCAATGATCACGAACGACTTTATGTACCTTGGAGCCTAGATGATGCTGTACAAAAGTTAATTCCACTGCTGCGTCATCCACATAAAAACATGGGACGGATCAGTGACTACAACGATGGTACCATCGATCGTATCTGTGATATCTTAGAAGGCAAAGGCGAGCATATGCTGCGTATGACCAAGGACTATAGAAAGCACCTGGCACCAGCTAAATATTGATATATAGGAGGTGTATGATGCGTACCTTTATTACTAGTATGATTGCAGCCAGTCTATTAACTGTGGCTATGCCAGTAGAAGCGCATGGAAACAGACATATGGTAGCAAGAGGGTGGCACCACGCACCTCCAGTATATAGAAATTATTGGGTAGGTCCTGCTATTGTAGGTGGTGTTATTGCCGGTGCTGCACTACATCATTATGCCAATCCACCTGTGGTTTATGTAGAGACTGTACCAGCGCAACGAGCTGCTCCTATTTGTACAGAGTGGCGTGAAGTGCGTACTGAAGATGGTCGCATAATTCAAGAGCGTACCTGCACTCAGCAATAAGTAATTAGATAATCAACAAGCCCAAGACAGGGCGGAGGTTCAATGTCAAAAACAATCATTATCACAGGTGCCACTGGTTATGTAGGTGGGCACACTGCCTTACGTTTCAAACAAGCAGGCTATACAGTAATCGGCGTAGATCGCACAGTTACTATCCCAGCCAGCGTGAATTTCCTGGATGAATTTCTGTGCACCGACTTTGTGGACATAGTAGATTACTGTGCCCCACTTAGAGAAGCCGGTGCTATTATTCACTGTGCAGGCACTAGTTTAGTTGGTCCAAGCATATCAGATCCTGGCGAGTACTACAACAATAATACTGCTAAAACCAATCGCATGCTAGGATGGTTGGCCAGTAAAGGTTGGTCTGGTAGTATTGTGTTTAGTAGTTCAGCCGCAGTATATGGCAGTTATGCACACTGTCCAATAAGCGAAAGCTCTGCATACTCATCGTTGCCTATCAATCCCTATGGTTGGTCAAAGCTAATGACTGAGCGTGTGATTGCAGATCATTGTAGAGCATCGGGTTTCAAAGGTATCAGTCTGCGTTATTTTAATGCTGCCGGCTGCGATCCTGAGGGTCGCATGGGCTCAGCCCAAGACGGAACTCACTTGTTTACCCGTGTGGTAGATGGTACACTAAGTGGTCGAGAAATTGTTATTAATGGCAATGACTATGATACCAAAGATGGTACCTGTGTGCGTGATTACATACATGTTTCTGACTTAGCTGATGCTCATCTAGAAGCAGTATGTTTAGCAGAAGGTTTTAAAGCAGGTGAACATCGTAGCTACAACTTAGGCACCGGACGTGGATTTACCAATCAAGAAGTCTTAGAACAGGTTGCTGCTTATGCTGGTGTCAAATTAAATTGGCGTTTTGGTCCAAGGCGTGAGGGTGACCCAGACCAATTATATGCAGATCCACGTAGGTTCATGCAAGATACAGCCTGGCGTCCTCGCCACAGTAGTATAGCAGACATTGCCAGTACCACATTTAATTGGTTTAAAAACACCTATTATAACAATTGACAAATCTGTCTAAATACAGTACACTTACACAATATAGGACATCCTCGTCCTTTATAACTCGGAGAATAAATGAATCACAATCAACAACTAGTAGAAGAAGCACCTTACCATCCTGGCTATGAAGGTGCTGTATTTGGTAGACCCATGAGCGAAGTAATTCGTGACAGGATCCGCCAAGCAGGAGCCAGATTCCACGCTAACGACAACATCGCAGACTACATCAACAGCGACGAAGAAATCAATCGCTTGGTTGATGAGGTAGCTGGTCAATTTCAGGGTGTACTAAATAGTTTAGTAATCGACACTGTTAATGATCATAACACGCAAGACACTGCAAGGCGTGTGGCTAAGATGTTTGTACGTGAGACTTTTAGTGGACGGTATCGTTCAGTTCCTAAAGTCACAGCATTTCCCAACTTGGGCTATAAAAGCCTTTATACCACAGGACCAATTAGTATCAGATCAACATGCGCTCACCATTTTCAAAATATCGTTGGACGATGCTGGGTGGGGATAGTGCCCGAAGGCGAAGTAATTGGTTTGAGCAAATTCAACAGGCTCGTGCATCACATCTGCGAGAGACCGCAGATACAGGAGGAAATGACCACACAGATTGCGTCTGCACTCCGCGATTATGCCAAGACCGAAAATATTGCCGTCGTAGTGAAGGCTGAACATCATTGTATGACCATGCGTGGAGTACGTGAGCATGAGTCAGACATGACCACTGCTATCATGTTAGGTGCTTTTGAGTCAGACCCAGCACTGAAGAAAGAGTTTTACGACATTTGCTTATCAATGAAAGGACATGGATAATGGCAACTAAGAAACCTGCTGCTAAAGCATCAGCAAAGCCTGCTGCTAAGGCTCCAGCCAAGAAACCTGCTAAAACCGACTATCCCAAGGACGATGGTCCAGTATCTAAGAAAACTGCTCAAAAGGTTCAAGAGTCAGCACCCAAGGCTAAAAAACCTACTAAGGTTAAAACTGAGGTGTTTGATGTCAAACCCGAAGAACCTGGCGTACATGTAGGCAACTACAGTGTACGCACAGTAGACAACGATGGTAAAGTTACCTTTGACATCGATTGGGATAAGTTGCGAGAGCATATGAAAACTGTTTAAGTAGTAAGTGGACTTTGGCTTTCATCCCACTCTAAATATTCTGCAAGTCATCAAACTTACTCAAAACAAGGAGGCAAGAGATGACCAAGTTTGAACCAGTAGTATACAAATATACCAGCACTAAAGAGTATCACGATGCTTTTCCATGTGCGTATCGACAGTGGCGAGCAGATAGTCACTGTAACATGATACACGGTTATAGTTTTTCAATGAAGTTTTACTTTGGTACCAACGACTTAGATGTACGCAATTGGGCTGCCGATTATGGTGGCCTTAAGGAACTCAAAAAGATCTTAGAAGACCAATTTGATCATACCTTACTGGTCAGCCGCGATGACCCTGAGTTCGAAACATTCAAGTTGCTGGAATCAAAGAAACTTGCTAAACTCACAGTACTGCCTAAGTTAGGTTGTGAAGGCTTAGCCGACATGCTTTACAAGTATGTCAATGGTGTTTACATTCCCGAAATGTGGGGACTGGGCGAGCACAATCGTTTATGGTGTTATCGTGTAGAAGTAAGAGAGACACAGAGTAATATGGCTTTCAGAGAAGGTCATAGAGAATGGAACGAAGACCTTTTCGAAGGCCTATAACAAGGAGAAATCATGTTTGATCGTATGTTAGCAGGTGTGGATCGTACATTAGCCTACAAACTAATGTTACTACACATCATTATTATTGCTGTTAGCAATTATATCGTACAATTCAAATTCACAGTGTTTGGTGCACCTCTGGCAGCAGCAGCGTTTACCTTTCCACTGGTGGTAGTTCTAACTGACCTTACTGTACGATTATTAGGCAAGGAAACCGGGCGTGCTGTTATTGCTCTTGCGTTTATTCCAGCCATTGTGGTCAGTATGGTGGTAGTCAAAGCAGGCGGAGCGCCGGACTCTGTGGCATTTAGAATTGGCCTAGGATCTGGTATGGCTTACTTTATCAGTAATCTACTTGATGTATATGTGTTTCAATACTTCCGTGAGCGTTACACCACATGGTGGATCGCACCAGCATTGAGTTCAATTGCCAGCACATTTATTGACACTTATGTATTCTTCTTCACAGCATTTGCTGGTGGAGAGAACGAGTTCATGGCTGCTAATTGGCACATTGTGGCTACTAATAATTCGATTAGCAAAGTCATTGTTAGCTTGTTAGTGATCTTACCAGCTTATGGTCTGTTACTAAATCATCTTCAAAAGAAACTTGTTGAATCTCCAGTAGAGGCAAAATGACTCAAGTAGCAGTAGTAGGGGCCGGGATAACCGGCCTTACCACAGCATATTATCTAGCTAGAGCAGGCTGTCAAGTCACTGTTTACGAACAGGAAAGATATCCTGCTCAGCGCACTAGTTATGCCAATGGCGGACAAATTAGTGTAAGCAACAGTGAAACTTGGAATACCTGGGGCAATGTCATCAAAGGTGTCAAGTGGTTGCTGAAAAAGGACGCTCCATTATTGATTAGACCCGGTATAGATCCCGATCAACTGCGTTGGGTGTTTAAATTTCTCTACCATACCGCCAACAATGATCATGCTCGAAATACCGGTGAAACCATTCGCATGGGTCTTGCAGCTAGAGATCTATATGAAGAAATTATTCGCGACGAAGGCATTGAATTTGATCGTATGCGTTCCGGCATACTACACATCTATCGAGATCCTGAATACATGCAGGCAGCCACTGTGGTACAAGAAATGTACCGAGCCAATGGCTGCGAATGGGAAATTCTAGATCAACGAGCTGTTTGTGAAATTGAACCCACTCTATATAATTGTCAAAGTATTCTAGGCGGTGCTTATACAGAATCAGATTGGACCGGTGACATACACAAATTCTGTACCAAATTAGCAACAATACTAGAAACCAAATATCATGCTACTTTTAGATACAGTTACACAGCAGACATTAAAGATCTGTCTCTTTATCACGATTGTATAGTAATCAGTGCCGGCGTTGGCAGTGAACCATTGGCTCGTAGCATAGGCGACAGATTAGACATTTATCCAGTAAAAGGCTATAGTGTTACCATTAACATCAAAGATGCAGCTTCACATGCTGCCATGCCTAGAACTAGTCTGCTTGATGATCAAGCCAAGATTGTGTCGGCTAACTTTGGTGGACGATTCAGGGTAGCTGGTACAGCTGAATTAGCTGGCGAAAATTATGATATCAGGCGTGACCGAATTGAACCGTTGCTGCGTTGGGTACATCAAAACTTTCCCAAGATTGACGCCAGTGATCATTCAAGTTGGGCTTGTTTACGACCAATGACACCTAACATGATGCCCCGAGTAGGTCGCAGTCAACGCAATTCACGTGTATACTATAACACTGGACATGGACACCTTGGTTGGACCTTGGCTCCATTTACTGCTAAACAAATCACACAAGAGATTACAAATGGATACTCGAGTTAGAGAAACGCTGTTAATTTTACAAGAAGAATGCGCCGAAGTTACACAGGCAGTTAGTAAATGTTTTAGATTTGGCCTAGATAACTTCAAACCCGGTAAACCTGCTACCAATGCCGAACACCTAGAAGTAGAGATTGGAGATGTATTAGCCATGATTGATATTCTGGTAGAACAAGGCATTGTTGACAGAGATCGCTTGGTTGCTGCTACAGCAGCCAAAAAACTAAAACTTAAACAATGGTCAAATATATATGAAAATGCGTAAACGATTATTAGAAGCCACCCGAGAACATCTTAAAAGCCACGTTACCAAGCATGTAACCAATGTAGAAGTCATGCTGGCTAATCCCATTGCTATACCCGAGCATACTGACATCATGGCAGCTATCGAAGCAGAATTAGCACACATTAGTGACTATCATGATAAATTAGAAGTACTGGAGCTGTATTTCAAAAATGAATAACGAACTTGCTCAACAACTTATAGCACAAGCCGGGTTCAGTCGAACATACGAACCCGAGCGTAGTCGTAGACTTATTGAATTAGTTGTGCTAGAATGTGCTCGTGTGGTAAATCATAGTCCAGTTATGAATTACCAATGTCCAGCATATACGCCTGGATCATACATAATCAATCATTTTGGAATCAATAATGAGCAAGATCAAAATAAGTGAGCTATTCTATAGCGTACAAGGGGAAGGCCGATACATGGGGGTACCTAGCGTATTCCTAAGAACATTTGGATGCAATTTCACTTGTGACGGATTCGGAATGCCACGAGGAGAAAAATCAAATGAGCGAAACCAAGTTGCAGATCGTATTGCAGAGTTTAAGCAGTATCGAGATCTCCCACTTGTTAGTACCGGTTGTGATTCTTACGCTAGTTGGGATCCTAGGTTCAAGGACCTTTCACCGTTACTTACAACAGAGGCGATCGTCGAACGCATCAAAGAACTCTTACCGTTTCATAAATGGACCCGGGAACACTTAGTTATTACCGGCGGCGAACCCTTGCTAGGTTGGCAACGTGCTTTTCCAGACTTGCTCGAGCATGAGTTTATGCAGGGGCTCAAAGAAATAACCTTTGAAACCAATGGTACTCAACAGTTAACACCAGATTTTAAACGCTATTTAATAGCATGGACCAATCGCAATCCTGATCGTTCACGCGATTGCCTGACTTTTAGTATCAGTGCAAAATTGCCTGCCAGTGGTGAGCGTTGGGAAGATGCCATCAAACCCGACATTGTATGCCAATACCAAGAGATAGGTTGGTGTTATCTCAAGTTTGTAGTAGCCACAGAACAAGACATACAAGATGCCTTACGTGCTACCATGGAATTCAGAAACGCAGGTTTTAACGGCGAAGTATATCTAATGCCAGTGGGCGGTGTTGAAAGTGTATATAGCTTGAACAACAAGAACGTGGCACTAGCTTGCATGAAACATGGCTTACGATACAGTGATCGACTTCAGGTGCCGCTCTTTAAGAACGAGTGGGGAACATGAGCTTTTTCGATCGTCTAGTACGAGCACTAAACGTAGGATCGCAAGGGCTTGAACACCCTACACCGTTGCCTGCTGAGTCGAAACCAAAACCCAAAACACCGCGTCGGTCAAAACAGACCTTGAGTGCCAAGGAATTGGCCACTCAGCAAGGTGAACCATATGTTACCATAGTTAGTTTTAGCTTGGACCCTGATGATCTAAGGTCTGGCGCATTTGAACTAGATTGGAATGACAAGTTCATTGCCAATTTGGTTAGAGCTGGCTATCAACGTCAGGCCAATGAGCCCGAATCTGACATTGTGGATCGTTGGTTTCAGGAAATTTGCCGTAGTGTAGTTTTGGAATACTATGAACAAGAGCAAGCCGATCCGGATGTGCGTAGATTAAATAGAAAAAATTTGGGTGACGGTAGAACCGAAATTAGTTGACAATCCAAGTCGTTAACTGCTAATATAACGACATGAAAACATATCTACTTATTGATCTGGCGAACATGTATTTTCGTGCTCGTCATTCGGCCCACCGTGCAACCAGTGCTGAAGAAAAGGTGGCTTTTGCTATTCATGTCACACTGAGTAGCGTAAACAAATGCTGGCGTGATCAACGTGGTGATCATGTTGTATTTTTCAATGAGGGTCGTAGCTGGCGCAAAGACTTTTATCCCGCTTACAAGCGTAACCGGGCCGAAGGTCGTGCTGCCTTAACTGAAAAGGAAGCAGAAGAAGACCGTGCGTTTTGGGAAGGCCTAGATGCGCTTAAAGATTTTCTAGATACACGCACCAATTGTACAGTATTGCGTCATCCAGAATTAGAAGCTGATGACTTGATATCAGGATGGATACAAGCTCATCCCAATGATATGAACATTATTGTTAGCACTGACAGTGACTTTCATCAATTGCTAGCCACTAATGTTAAACAATACAATGGCGTCATGGATGAACTTCATACACTAGAAGGCATCTTCGATCGTCGAGGAAAGTTAGTCGTCGACAAAAAAACCAAAGAACCTAAAGTAATACCCGATCCTGAATGGATCCTGTTTGAAAAGTGCATGCGCGGTGATCCCACAGACAATGTGTTTAGTGCTTATCCTGGTGTTCGTGTAAAAGGATCACGCAATAAGGTAGGCTTGCTAGAAGCATATGAAGACCGTCGCAGCCGTGGATTCAATTGGAATAATCTCATGTTACAGCGTTGGACCGACCATGAAGGTCATGAACACCGTGTACTTGACGATTATAATCGCAATCGTATTTTAATTGACTTGAAGGCACAACCAGATGAAATCAAAGCCAAAATTGCAGAAACCATCACGCAAGGATCTGTAGAACGCACTCGTCCCATGATTGGTGCTCAATTCCTTAAGTTCTGTGGAAAGTTTGATCTACAAAAACTAAGTGAAAACAGCCAAAATTTCGCTGAGATTTTTAGTGCCGCTTATAAGGATAAACAATGACTATAGAAGCCAAACCCGTAGTTAAAAATAAATATTGGATCGTTGAAGACGATGGTCGTAAAGTCGGTACTATACAAGCCGCAGAAGATGGTGTTGTATTGGTACAGGATAATCGTAGACTTAAATATCCCAGCATCAAGGTGTTGGGCACTGCTCACAATATCCGATTTGTGCGTGGGCAGAGGGCTCAGACAGCGTCAATAGACTCGGTTTATGACTACCCATGTCGGACTGTGCCGTACAATGCCATTTACGATCTTAGGTTACGATTGCCATTATATACTACCAGTCGTAAAAGTCGCAGTTATCGCTGTGCCGGATATTATCTAGTATGCATAGATTCGCAATGGGTTGAAGAATTCTGTCCTAAAAAGATCATACTTACACGCAATAAATTTCTAGGACCATTCCGGAGTCGAGAGCAAATGGCACAGGTTTTAAATGAAAATCACCGTTAACTACTCATAAATAACAATGTATATCAAGGAAGTTGAATGAGCAGACCCAAACCTACAGTGATTCTAGAAACACTGGATAAATCCAGTTATAAATGCGATCAAGTGTTGGCCAGCGAAGGTATTTGGGCTGTTTACTATAACGGGCGTCCAGTAAACCTAAAGACACAGAATATTCTAGTTAGCTACCCTGGTCCCAAGTATCGCAAGGTCAGCTTTTCGAACCCTGGCCACGCAATCAGTTTAGCTAAAAAGTTAAACAGTCAATTTAAGACCGATAAGTTTACAGTGGTCTTGTTAAATCAAGGTTCGGTTATTTACCAACAATAGTGCGCCTAGATCAACCAACTTTTGTTCGTTGGCTTATTGATAATAGCAGTTTATATGCTAACAGTCCTTTCTATGGCAGTGTAAAAGATAGCATAGATCACTTTCGTAAAGTTTGGTTCTTTAATCCCTTGAATGCGGCTAGCATGCGTCTTACTAAGACTGGCTTTCAATTTTGCACCAAGAATGCTGAAATTCAGCATTATAGACATGCCATTGATATGGTTTTACTACCAAAAACACTCCTACAGATGGAGAAATATTTTCCTGCTCCCTACTATATAAGTTATCACAATGAACTTAGAATATTTGATCAAGCTACTAGTGTGACCCTGAGTTTATACGGTAACGACTTACAAAAGTACTTAGACAATAACACTGAACTCGATAAATAATTATGCTGCATAGCAGCATACACATTTACAGAGGATAAAAATGTTTATTTCACAATTCATGCTCAACATCCTTGAGCGTCTAGCCGAAATGTTTCCGCAAGATGGTTACCAATCACGCTTAGAAGCATATTTGGCACGCCGCAGTATAACTGATGCGGCTACTCTAGATAACTACATCAAAGAGTTTGAATACCATTCTCACAAGGAATATTATAAATGATCACTTACGTATTAGCAGTATTTCATAAAATTTTTCTGGCCTTAGAAGCCAGCGGTCAAGCTCGTGCCCGCAGATACTTAAGCAACCATAACCCAGGAGCATGGCAATGACTTTTCTAAAAATGTTATACACTGTATGGTGTCAAGGACTATTGGCTGCTCAACTTACTCGCCGCGGTAAATGGCAGAGTGCTACTCGACTGATGAATCGATAACTATGGAACCTGAACTATTAGCCACATTTGGCTTACTGACCTTTTTATGTGCAGTAGTAGCCATAGACGAAATGTTGGAACGCAGACAAGTTTTGGGCGAAGAATGGGATTTCATCACCCCAAATACCCGCCGTAAGACTTGACTGTTTCATAAATAATTTTGTAGTATTAGACACATTCACACACTAAGGAGAAACAAAATGTCTGACAACTTTCAACTACCCAAGGCCCCTGAAGTCAAATTCAACAAGAACGGATACGAAATCCGCACAGAAATTCTCAAAATGGCCAAAGACTTGGTAGCAGAAGAATACCATAGCAAGTTTCACGGTTGGGAACTAAGTGTGACCAAAGATAACCAGGGCAATGTCACTACCAAAGTCGGTATGCCTGAGTTCCCCGGTCTTGATCAAGTGCTTGCCACAGCAGAAAAGATGTACAGTTTTGTCAACGCGGCCACCCCAAAAAGCCGATAATTCTGCTTAAAAAACAGGCACAACCCTGCTTAGAGCAGGGTTTTTTGTTGTTGTTTTCCTGCAACACACCAGAATAACCCGACGTTTGACTGGGTTATCCATTTTTGCTATAATGTGGGTACAGTAAACAACAAGGAGTCAGTAATGCCTGTTAAGCATGTTGATACTACAAAATCACTTGATTGGAATATCAATGAGCTGTACATTAATAATTTTGAGCCCGAGGACATTGCAGAAATTCTAGGCATCACCCTACTAAGAGTCGCCGAATATTTGGCTCCACTTGGCCTGCATTTCCCTGAGTTTAGTGCACCTGTGCAGTTTGATCGCAACGGCCGAGTGTTGTAAAAGCGCAACAACCCTAGACTTGCTAGGGTTATTGATTCCTGCTATAATAGTGGTACAGTAACGAAACGGAGTGCGAAATGCGTGTAGTTTATACTAGTCCTGCCGTAAATGCTAAGTTTTTAGTGCCCGAGGCTGCTGTTAAAACTTATCAGCGTCGTGATGCTGCTCTGCTCAAACTCAAAGCATTAGGTGGCATTCATGCTCCCAATACCCTAGAAGTGCGTAAATTGCGTAATACCATGCTCTCAGCACGTCGCAAGATCGAGCGTGAGCATTGGTTTTGCGAATCCATTTAATCACAGCAATTTGACTGTGGTTGAGATCTGTTCTATAATAGTTGTTCATTAACACAAAGGAGCCTTAAATGGCAGTAGTAAGCGAAAATCGTACAGTTACTAGTGTAGAAGCTCGTCGTGCTTTACTTCGTTGCTTCAAGCGTCAACGTCCCGTTTTTCTTTGGGGGCCTCCGGGTATTGGCAAGTCAGAATTAGTTGCTGGCATTGCCGAAGATCTTGGCGGTCTCATGATTGATATTCGTTTGAGTCAGATGGAGCCCACCGACCTGCGTGGTATCCCGTTCTACAACAAAGACAATGGCAAAATGGATTGGGCTCCCCCGATCGAACTGCCCGACGCTGAGACTGCTAGCCAGTATCCCATCGTGGTACTGTTTATGGACGAGATGAATTCGGCTCCTCCGGCTACCCAGGCTGCGGCTTATCAGCTGATTTTGAATCGTCGTGTAGGCAAGTATGTGCTACCTGACAATGTAGTTATGGTGGCAGCAGGTAATCGCGACAGCGACAAAGGTGTTACTTATCGTATGCCAAGTCCTCTTGCTAATCGTTTTGTTCACTTAGAAATGCGTGTGGACTTTGACTCTTGGCAGACTTGGGCTGTGAACAATCGGATCCATAAAGATGTAGTTGGCTACTTGAGTTTTGCTAAAGGCGACTTGTTTGACTTTGACCCGCGTTCAGCAGGTCGTAGTTTTGCTACTCCGCGTAGCTGGACCTTTGTCAGTGAGTTACTTGACGAGGACAATGACGCCGGTCTTACTGACTTAGTGGCTGGTGCTGTTGGCGAAGGTATGGCGGTCAAGTTTATGGCTCACCGCAAGGTAAGTGGACAGATGCCCGATCCTATTGAAGTACTAAATGGCAAGGTCACCGAGCTCAAAGTCAAAGAAGTGTCTGCTATGTACTCGCTGACTATTAGCCTGTGCTACGAGCTTAAGGATGCCTACGACAAGGCCAATGGCAAGTTGGACAAGTGGAATGGAATGGCCGATAACTTCTTCCGTTTCATTATGGATAATTTCAATACTGAGCTTGTAGTTATGGCGGCTCGTGTTGCAATTACTACCTACAACATTCCGTTTGTGCCTGGCAAACTCAAGCATTTTGATGAGTTTCACAAGCGTTTTGGCAAGTACGTGGTAGCCGCTGTTAGCAATGCTAACTAGTCCAAAAGGGGGCTTCGGCCCCCAAGTTGACTGCCTTTTGGTTATCGCATATAATGTAAATATCACAAAGGAGCATGTATGGCACGTGAAGATACTACTGTAGCAGAAAAGTCTGCTAAGAAAACTGTTACCGACCCCAAAGTCAACGCAGCCGCACTAGAGAAGTTGATTACTGCTCGTGTGGGTCTCTTGCTCAAGGCGGGATTCTTTGGTAACTTGGCTACTCGTCTCAAGCTCAAGAACGCAGATGAGTGGTGCGCCACTGCTGCCACTGATGGACGTCATTTTTGGTATAACAGCAACTTTATCAATTCGCTTAGTCTACGCGAGTGTGAATTCTTGTTTGGACATGAAGTCTTGCACGTAGTCTATGATCACCTTAGCCGTCGTGAACATCGTGACCCTATTCTCAGTAACATTGCCGCAGACTATTGCGTTAACCAAGACTTGGTAGATCACAATATTGGTACCAAGATTACCAAGGTACCTATCTTGTTAAACACCAAGTACCGCGGTATGAGCTTTGAAGAAGTCTACGATCTCCTGTACCAAAACGCAGAGAAGATTCCACTAAGCGAGCTCATGAAGCAGGTGCTAGATGAGCACCTGGACATGGATGGTGAAGGCGAAGGTGAGAATGAGGATGGTGAAGGCGGCCGACCGCGAATTGGCAAAAAACTAGCCAAGGAACTGCGCGACGAGATCAAAGATGCTGTATTACAAGCAGCTCAAGCCGCAGGCGCAGGTAATGTTCCTGCTGGTGTCAAGCGACTAATCCAGGACATGACTGAGTCGGTGATTGACTGGCGTGAATTGTTGCTACAACAAATTCAAAGCACCATCAAGCAAGACTACACCTGGCTCAAGCCCAGTCGTCGTAGTTGGCATATGGATGCCATTTTGCCTGGCATGAAGCCAGGTGAGCAGATTGATATCTGTGTAGCTATTGATACTTCTGGTAGCATCGGTGAGACTGAACTCAAGATCTTCTTGAGTGAGATTCAAGGTATCATGGAAAGTTACGAGGAGTATCGGATTCGTGTGTGGAGCTTTGATACTAGTGTCTACAATGATCAGTTGTTTACTAGTGAGAACATGGACTCTATTGCTAACTACGAGCCCAAAGGTGGTGGTGGCACTGACTTTATGGCTAATTGGGAATACATGAAAGATCAAGGCATTGAGCCCAAGAAGTTTATTGTGTTCACTGATGGCATGCCGTATGGTTCATGGGGTGACGAGAACTACTGCGACACTGTATGGATTATTAAAGGTAATAAACATGCTGAACCGCCCTTTGGTATTTGGGCACATTACGAAGACGCTAAAAAGGCACACTAATGGAAATTATTAATCCCAAGTCAGTTAAGAAGATTAAAGAGGCTCGTGAACTTATCCTAGACTTGCAAAAGCGTCTGTTCAAGTGCGAGCAGGCCTTAGATGATCTAGCTCGTTCAGCTGAAATCGCCGACATTACCAAACAGACGCATTTGATGCAGACATTTGTTGAAGCCGCGCAAGTGTGCCTTGAGGACCGTTTGACCATGCCCGAAGTATCACAAGAGGATCTTGACCGTCCTAACATCATCATTGAAGATGATCGTGCTCATGCAAATAAATCCGCTCAACCTGTTTGATCTGCGTATTGTAGAACACTGTCCACCGCACTTTTTCGCGGTGGACTTTGACTGCAAAGTACAAGCTAAACGCATCAGTGATTGGATCTATGAACATCTTCACGGCAGATATTATCTTGGCGATGTATTGCTTATGAAGCAAGGCCGGCAAACAATATGCAAACGTGCTGCTTTTGAGATACACGGCGAAGCCAGCTATTTTGCCATGGTACTGCCAGAGCTTAATCATAGCAGTCTGGTATTTTGATAAATTTTATACACCACGATCCCCAGCTTAAATAAGTTTATATTTAACTGGAGATCAACTATGTCCGAAGAGCAATCAGAAGACAAAAAACCCAATCTTACACTGCAAGATATCGCTGCCATGGTGCAGGTCATACAAGTTGCCACTGAACGCAGTACCTGGAAACCCGAAGAACTCAGCACCGTGGGTATCTTGTATGATCGTATGATGTCTTTTCTCAGCGCCGCTGGTGTTAACCCAAACAGTGGTCAAGATGGCGCTATGACCACAGATAAGGAATAATCATGCTTAAACACGTAGGTAAACACAACGGCAAGAAAATAGTTTTATTGTATAGAAAAGTACCCAATGAAGATCATATGTGTCTAGTGATCTACAGTGATCTACTACCGAGAATGTATCATGACGAAATCATGAAGGTATTAGAAAGTGCCTCAGGACAACAAGCTGAAAGTTTTAGTGATGTGTTATTTAGAACAATTTTACCTGATGGTCAAAATTGTTTAGAAGCACTGCATCGCAATGGCATGATCAAAAAGGTTCAAACTGAGCAGGTTACGATTACACCTAACACAGTTAGCTCAGTGAAATTAGACGAGCTGAATCTGTTACTGGATCAAATGACCCAAGGCAAAGATGCTGTCAAACGGTTAGCTGAACTAGATGCTGAACAAAGTAAAAAGAAACGTAACACTAAAACCACTGGCCGTGAACTAGGCGAGCCTGCTGCTATGCCCAGTGCAGATAGTGTACTTGATGACGTTACTCTAGCACGCCAACGTCGTCAACAAGCGGAATCAATGAAGGCAGATGCTGCCAGGTTATTGCGCGAGGCTGAACTATTGGTAGAAGAAGCCAACAAATTGGATCCGGTAAAAACAAATGACAAACCCGCAAAAAAGGTCAGGGCGAAAGTCAAAGCCTAAAAAGATAAACATATCACCTAAGGAAAAGTGGAAAAGTATTCTCAAAGATATTGACAAAGAAGAGATTCCTATTCCACTTTTATTGGCACTAAACGTTAATCTAATAGATGGTACCAAGGTCAATATCAACATCAAAGAACTACTAGACGAAGGCACAGATCCGGACTATATCGAAGAATTATTAGATAGACGTTTACAAGCACTTGATAGTATAATTGTTGATATAGACTTTTTCGTAAGCATAGACAAAGTAGCAGATACTGTTCAACCAATAACTGATCAAATTTTAAAAGACCTATGAAAGTTAGATTAATTAGTTATAGCCAGGCCGCCAAGGACATGCTAGAGGATTATGACCGGCACCTCGTACCTGACCTACAAGACCTTGTTGCTTATTGCGCTCGTGTTAGCAATCCTAGCAATCAACTCAATACCGAAACCAGTGAACGCTTGATTAGATATTTAATTAAACATCAGCATTGGTCACCATTGGAAATGGTTTCAGCTTGCATGGAAATCACTACCACCAGAGATATTGCTAGGCAAATACTTAGACATCGTAGTTTTAGTTTTCAAGAATTTAGTCAACGATATGCCGATCCTACAAAGGATCTCAATTTTGTCTATCGTGAATCTAGGTTACAAGATACTACCAATAGACAAAATAGCATTGCTGTTGATGATCCTGTTTTGGCCAATCATTGGCAGATCAAACAACAACAGGTTATTGATGCAGCTAAGAATGCCTATGAGTGGGCTATACGTAATGGTATTGCTAAAGAGCAAGCTCGAGCTGTGTTACCCGAAGGGCTTATAGAAAGTCGCTTGTACATGAACGGTACCTTGCGTTCATGGATTCACTATATCGAACTAAGGAGCGCTCATGGCACTCAGCAAGAGCATGTCGAAGTGGCTAGAGCCTGTGCGGCCGCTATTGCCCAAATTTTCCCCATGTCCAGTGAATTCGTTGGATAAAGGACGGTGGCAAGTCGTCCATGAATTCACCATGGGCGATGTAGATGATCCCGATATCTATGCCGCCGAACCATTATGGCAATTTCAACAAAGTGAAAAAGGTCAGTGGGTTATTGAACACTCACTGGAAACACCCGTCTACCAAAGAGTCATAGATCAAATGTACTATGGGTATAAGTACAAGATTTCTGCTCGGTTAACCGAGCAGAATATCACTTACTTTCTGCTAAAGTACAAATAGATTATTCTTGACCGCCGCCAAAATCAGGCGCTTGATACAAGAATTCTGTGCGTAAACTATAAGTGGCACTGTCAAAAATAGTTTGCGTATTAACGCCACGTATTTCAATTAATATATTTGCGGTATGAGTAACAAACTCCGCAGGTGGCACAGTTAAAGTCCAGGTCCTTGGTGTACTTGCATCCATGTTTATCCAAGTACTCAGTGGTGAATTACCAGTTACTACGCTGCCATTGGGACTGCTGCTTACCAGTGTAGCACGTATTTGATATAGATTGCCAATGAATTGAGTAGGTGTTACTGTCCAATATGTAGGCACTCCTGCCCAATATTCGTTGCCGTATTCGTCGGTCACTAGTTCGTAACCTGCGTTCCAGGGTGTAGCGCCAGGTACAGCTAGTTGTCCACTACGATAGAATGATATACTTAAATTAGTATATGCCCACATGGTTCTGTTTGATATAGACACAGCATCAGCAGGCTCTCGAAAACCCGGCACTAGATTCCAGTTACTAGGTGGTTCTGAAGCAGTGGTCCAATAAACGCTAAGTGCGCCTTGTGTACCGCTGCCACTAGGACCAGCTTTACCTACAGCACCAATACCACCGTAACCAAAGTATCCACGATTATTAGATGCTACATTATCGGGCACACCAAGCACAAAGCTACTAGCGGGAACTGTGGCTTCGTAATAGTGCCAGTCGGTGTTGTCTAGTGCAAATGTGGTATTTTTCACCAAGTTACCAATGCTACCTCCGGTGCTAGGCGTCATTCGATCTAACCCTCCACTG